GCGGCAACATGATACCATCTTCCAGCCAATACAAGATCTGCTCTGGTTGATATATTAAGTAAATCTGTACCATTATCTGCTTCAACTAATAAGTTTATATCACCAGCAGAAGTTTTAGAATAAGTTAATCCTATATTAGATGCACTACCTACAGAGGTATTAAAAATTTGCATCATATTAGAAGCATCTTTTACATAAATCCAAGCTTCTATTGTAAAGTTGTTATCTTCGACTTTATAATCAGTACTTGTACTAGTCAGATAGTCTCCATTTCCATCAAAGAAGACAGAACCTTGAGTTAGAGTGGTTGTAGCAGCAGCAACAATTCCACTACCATTACCAGGTGAATATACTAAAGAATCTCCAGTTTCCCACTTATGATTCTCAAAATACATTACTCTAGTAGGAATAAAGATTCCTGTTACACCTGCACCAGCTTTAACTCTACTTTCATCAAAATAAACTGTAGATCCAATACCAACACCAACACTAGTACCCATCCCAACATGGTGTGATGGAACAAAATAGGTTTGCTCATTTACTTTACCTATACTAGTAGTTTTAAATCCAGCATTTATAATAATCTTTCTAGGATCATCTTTAAATATTGATCCTATAGTATGAGAAACACCTACTGTACCATCAACTGCCCTTATTACTCTAATTCTTGATAATAATTTATCTACATTTAAAACTTTTACCCTCTCAGTACCAATTCCAAGAATATCATTTTCTTTAATATGAGGATAATTAAGGTCTCCAGTAACAGTAAAGTAAGTAACTATTCCAGTTACAGCAGTAGATCCTATTCCACTAGGATTTGTAGTTCCAACACCAACTAATTTCAATGAATCAGTTGTAAGACCTACTTTATAAACTCCTTCCAATCCAGAAGATGTTGTAGATAATCCAGAGATTGAAATATCATCTTTTGCTTGCCAATTATGAGGATTATCTGCCCATAAAATCCATTTACCATTTCCCGTATCAGAAGGATAAAATTCAAGTCCACTAAGAGAACTTGTTGCAACACTTACACTATTAACAACAGATCCATGAAGTAAAGAAACTTCTGCATTTGCTCCCGATCTAGGATCAGGCTCCATTTGTAAAGTTCCAGTTGGACTTGTAATATTTGTAAGTCTTGATCCCTTTCTAACAGCTGCAGTATCTCTATTATCAAAATCTACTGCATCATAAATTTTATAATTTCTTCCTCCACTACTAATACCAATAGTCTCAACCATTCCACGAGTTGTTGATAAAATATCAATTTTTTGTTTTAATTTTTCTGGTATGTAAGTATACTTATAAGTTTTATTTCCTTCTATCAAATTATAAGGTGCAGTATTTCTAAACCAATTTCCATTTGAAAAATTAAAGGAATCTTGATTTGAATCTAAATGGAAATTAAATTTCTCAGGAATTGAATGATAATTTTTACCAATCAAATAAGGGAATTTAGGCTCTCTATATTCTAAGAAAGGACCAGCAGATGCTGATGCAGTATCAATCGTTGCAAAATATGCATAAGTTCCTTCTGGGAATTCTGGAGTAATACAATATCTTCCATTATTTTCATCAAGAACTGAATCATCATTTACCTTAGTGTAAGTATAATCTTCTACAAAATATCCTTCTGGGAAGAAAGTTTCTGAAGGTCTATTCACTTTCATTTTAAGTGAATAACCAGATTTCATTTGTGTAACTACACCACCCCTTCTATTTGCATATCCATATGGACCATATATTGGATTTCCATCATATGCCCATCCAATTATAGGAGAATGTCCTGTAGATGAAACTTCGGATCCGTTTAATTTAGTTAAATCTTTCTGTCCATATAAAGTACTACCATCTTGATCTGTTGAATTTAAAGATTCTCTAAGTTTTCTAGGAGCATATAAATGTGTATATTGAAGTCCATTATCACTATACCCTTCGGTCATAAATCCATCATCTAAGGTAAATTGATTAAAATGCTTTCCTACTAAATCTACACGCCATTTTTGAAGAACTCCTCTAAATTCTGCCCCTCCACCAGTAAAATCAACAAAAGCTACTGTAGTGGATTCTGTATATCCTTCACCACCACTAAGCATCTTAACACCCACAACTTGATTAAGATCTCCTGCATTTACTCCCATTACAGGAACAGCAACAGCACCAAATCCATCACCACCCCTATCATCAATAACTATATCTGGAGCACAGTTATATCCAGATCCACCATTTTGAACTGATATATCAACAATCTTACCATTCTCAACAATTGGTTTTAACTGAGCTTGATCTCCAAAAGAAAGGGTTATAGAAGGTTCCCTAACATAATTCATAATTGTGGATGATCCATATCCAATACCATTTTCACTTAAATAAATACCTTCTACTGATCCTCTACATATTGGTTGAAGTTGAGCTTTAAATTCATGTAAACCTACAGAACTTACTCCAACTTGTCCTTTTACAGTAACAGAAATTGGTTCATAATTAAAACAATGATTTCCTTTACCTTGAGTTGTAAAATCAATATACTGTTTAGTTCTATAATATAGTTCTTTATCTATTGTTGATATACCAACTTGTGATAATTTAAATTTATTATCATCAATTTTAGTTACATAATAATCAGTACTAGTAGTAAGACCAGCAATAGGTGTTGCGTCAGTTGTAAATCCAGCAAATTCACTAGCATTATTTTCAATTGAATATCTTACTAACTCTCCAGAATCATATCCATGATTTTTGATAGTAATAGTATTTGAAGAAGTACTTACTCCAACTGGTTTTGTAGATCTCTTTTTATATTGATATCCAGTTCCAGTAGAAACAACATTAACAGAATCTAATATAGCTTTTCTATTAACTGACTCAAATCTCTGTCTTCCTACTCCATAATCACTTATAGTAATAGTGTTAATACCTACAATTGCATCTATTTGTGACTTATGCAATTTAATTGTTGTTGGATCAATATACTTAGCATAATAAACTGCATTGGTACTAAGACCCAATAATCCATCTTGACCATCACTATGATAAATTATCGCTTCAGCATTCCTAAATTTATGATAAGTAGAAAATCCAATTGTTGATTGTGTAGCACCAAGACCAATTAAACTTACACTTTGAGCACTAAAATTAACAGAATGAGCAACCATTTTGATATTAGGTTGTGCTATTGCACCATATCCATTACCACCTTTAATTACAATGATTGGTTTCTCTATATAATCAAATCCATGATCCAATACCCTAATTTCTTCCAAAGATCCAGTAACATCTACATAACCAGTAGCTCCAAATCCCACATTATCCTCAATATGTAAAAGAGGTGGTTGTAAGAGGTCATATCCACCACCAGGAGCAAGAACTTCAATACTTTGAAGTTCTCCAGCATGAACAAGTTGCTTTGATTTATAATTTTTTATCTCAACACCATTTACCAAAATTCCAGTACTACCAGGTAAAGTTTTATATACAGTAGAATCTGTAATTGGTGTACGAATTAATCTTAATAGTTTTTGTGATTCTAAAGTTTTAAGTTTAAATTTATAAGGTTCTATTTTGTTATCTGTAACAGTTATAGTATTGAAAGTTTGAACATAATTCCCTCCTTGAATATCTGCGGGACTTTTGGCAAATCTAACAATAGATGCATTTTCTCTTCTTATAAAATATAAACCTTCATCAAATAAACTAGATTTAACTACTATTCTAGTTCTAGTTACTCCAAAAGTATCAACATAAGTCTCTAAAACTTTTTCAGGAGTATACCAAATAGGATCTCCAGTATAAAATCCATGATCTACAGTATCTGAAATTTGAAATACACTAGTAGGAGTAAAAGTTCCTTCTATTTTAACTGAACGATCTGAAACGTTAAGTGGTTGTGCATTATATGATGGTATAGAAGGAGATGCTATTAAATAATCATTTCCTTCTTTATATACATTTTGTATGTTGGTTATATATCTTGAAGATCCTGGAAAAGTATTTGATATTGATCTTAAAAGATATCTCTTAACAGTATATGTTGCATCAGGAGAAAGATCCTCTTGATCTTTAATAATAAAAGATTTTGAAGATTTTATTTCACTAATAGTAGAAATTGGTTTTACTTCTCCAGTATTATTAATAAGGGAAACATTATCTCCAACTCGGAAATAGTGACTTTTTTCTAAATTAATTTGATATGTTTTATCAGAAGAATCAATCAATTCTATACTTTCAACTTTATAATTTGTTGCAACATTATAGAACCAACCTCTTCCTTGAGGAGTTACATCAGAAACACCTAACGTTTTAATTTGAGCAGTATCTCCATGAGAATAATAACGAGTATTTGGTGAATATTTAAAATCGGACAATACATTATTCATTCTCACTCGAATAAGAGTCTCTCCATCTTTACTGGAAAAACCATAACAATAAGTATTAATTCCAACATCCTCTCCATCTTCAATTATATTGATTACATTAGAACATCCAAAAAACTGATTTAAATTTTTTGATTTGTATGAAACTATTCCAAGATTATTATCATTATATTTTACTGATAATTCTCCTGATTGTGGAAATCCAACTGTAGAATCTACATCAAATATAGTAGTTCCAGCAGATACTTGTCCAATTATCTTTGTTTTAGGATGAACAACAAATGTTCCGTAAGTTGCACCTTCTACTCTAGAATCTCTATTGTAACCAGCATCTAAACTAATTTTATAATATGTTTTACCAACTCCTGTAATACCAGGACTAATTTGCTCTACTTTAGTAATAGGGGCATATGCTTTACCCATAACACCAGGATATTCATCCTGAAATAATGTCGCAGTTTCTAATTCTAAAGGATCTCCACCCTCAACACCTTCAACACAGAAATCATTTGTAATAATATAATGAGCATTTGATGGAGTAAAGAGATAATCCCTTGGTCTTACTATTTTTACATTTTCATTATATAATGCTTTAAATAAAATCTCAAAAGATGTGTCTGTTCCTTTACTACTATAAAAATCCTTTGATTGTTTAATAAAAATATTGTCATCAACTTGATCATGAAGTTTTCTTTGTTCAAAACCTGGTAAAAGTTGATGTTTTGTCTTTACTAAAAAATCTTTAAGAAAAAGATTACTTAAATTTTCTATTGTAGAACCTTTTTCATGATCAACTGCTACTGTAGAGTTAAAAACAAGCTGATCTGGGAAATTTTCATCCCTATATGAAGAAATACCACTAAATCCCCTAACACATCCATTAAAAGAGGTTTGACTTTTAGAAGTATATGTGATTATTTCATCACCAATCTTTAATAATCCGTATTGTTTTGGAAATCCATCAGTTCCAGCAGGATAATTTGATAAATCGACAGAAATTGTCTTTTCAGTAAAACCAATATCGGAACCTAATCCAACATGGTCAATTGTATTGGTTAATTCATCAACTTTTATATATTTGTCAATATTTTGAATTAAATCAATAGGAGCACTTTTAAATTCTTGCGAAACATAATAATTTTTAAGAAATTCCGAAATTAACGGAAATTCTGTTCTTACATATGTTGGAAGTTGATTTTCAACAACGCTACTAAATTTAACTCTGTTTTCTGACATTTTATACTCTTACTAAGGCTCCATTTTGGTAACTTGAGCTTACAATATACTTAGATCCTGCAGGATCAGCTCCTGATGCAATTTGATCAACAATTGGTTCAAAAATACTACTACCTATATCTAGTTGTAAATATAAATCCTGTAATCCAATTACATCATTAGATTTAGGAC